CGTCCGGGTGCTTATCTAATGGCAGGTTCCAGCCATGAACAGCTTGGTTTCTTAGAAATTCATAAAGAAGTGAATACTTCTTTCGAGTTTCTAGGAGACCTCCAATACTAAAAGGTGAAACTTCAACGCCTGAATATACTATCCTTTTCGCAAATTCAACCATATCATTAGATATGAGAGTCTTTGAGTCATTGATAGGCATATCAAGCAGAGAGCACATCTTCTTGTACTGGACTGCAACTTCATGGTTAGCGATAACCAAATCATCACCTAGTAATACATAATCCTTAAAATACTCGTTAGGGGAAGTTACCCCAGCGAGATATGAGGAATATTGTACCATTACGTGATGGGTTAAAGCCATCGAGGCCCAAGACGAGTACGCACCCATTGGCTGACCTGCCTCGTATTTAACGGGGTCATGGCCAGACACTGAGTATGCGGTACCAACCAAAAGTCGGGCCCATACATCTGCTTTTGATTCACCGATAACAAAAGATATTATTGCCTTCTGAAATTTCAGAGGCATTCTATCTGTTGCTGCCGTTAAATCATAGCAGTAGTATGGTCCAGCAGAAGGTAATTTAGAAAGAAAGCTTTCCTGATCATAAGTACAGTCCTGCTTAATCCTTCTCAAGAAACCCATAAGGGTATCATGAAGAGGAAGCAAGCAAGTCTGAGACCAATAATCAAGGATAGCAATTATTCTAGTTTTACCCTCCTTGTCACTAAAGTAACTGAGTTTTCTGGTAAAGAGATTCTCCTTTGGGTGAACCTTCTTCCATAATTCAATCATAGTGTATCCTAGTGGAGTCTGCATAAATGGCTTCTTCATCGCAATCTCTAGGCTAAAACCACCCAGAGAGATAATATCTTCTCTCTGTTCAGGTGATAAAGCTTGGAGATCCGTCAATGCAGTTGCCATAGCAGGTCCATTAGGGCCACTCTTGGTTGAAAAGTGGAAGGATTTCCACTCTAAGGATCGATTCCTTACCCCTAATGTTCTTAGGATCCCATGCAGAATATCGGTGTTCCACTCAAATATAGAATTTGAGGGGTTCACAATGGTATCAGGAAGAAATTCTGGTTTAGTTCTGAATGCTCTCCCTATGTTTAACATAGTTAGAAGCACTCTGATCTTTTCCGGATTATCTAACGGGTACCAAGATGATAACTGTTTTGGAAATCCATAAGAATTTAGGGCAACACCTTCCATCTCATATAAAGGATTTCCACTAAGGTACCTTAAAACACATAACCTTATAGATTTATAAAGTTTAAGTGTGTAGGGTATCCCGTGGGCCTCTATACGATTAGAAAGGATATGCAGATATTCAGAGACTAGCGTCTGATATACACTATAGTCTTTCACATACAAGGTTAATACTGAAGGGATTAACATCCTTATAGTACTTAATCTGTTGATGAAAGCAATAGAATAATATTAGTTTCGCACAGTGGTAAGGCCCTGCTCCTGACTGAAGGAGGTGCTAGCACCCTCAGACAGTAGGTGTACTACTACCTTGAGCTAGAGATGTTTACCTTATACTCCAATACTGGGTAATTGCATAGTGTGGGGGCACTTATCATTACTTCCCCAAAACTAGTATTACTACTAGGAATAAGGAAGGTGATAAATGCCTACTTAAACCACACTAAGTCAAGAACCTTGAGGATTAGAGGGTAAATTGGAACTGTGCGTTAGTATTCTTCCTAGGCCTGGTTACTACAACCAGTCTTATTTTGGGTACTAACCTCAGCCTTGGATAAGGTTAAGTTAGGGATAGAAC